CAGCTTTGCGTTTAGAGCTTTGATCTCTCGCTTGGCGTGGCCCAGTTTGTCTTCGCTGGTTCGGCGGTTGGCGCGACGGAAGTCTGCTGAGCCGGGGCTCATCGCCCTTTCTCCACATCAATCCACCGCTGGCAGTAGTCTCGCATCTTCTCGATCTCCTTAATCAGATCGTCCTTCTTGCCCATGCGCCGGTTGTACTTGCCGATTGAGAACCGCATTGCACCCCGGAACTCTTCGGCGGTGAATGTGCGGGCCGCTTCGTCTATCCAGTCCTCGCCAGCTGTGTCCTGGTAGCGGGCTTGCTTGGCCTCCTCTTTTGCCGCTTCGCCAGCAAGTACGCACATATAGCACTGCTCGTATGCTGAATACCGGCAACCGTGGAAGACGCACACGCCGCCAAAGTCGTGCGGGCTTTGCCAAACGGGGTTAATTTTCTTTTCAACTTCTGGCCAAGCCTCATCTTCATCGGGTGTTGTAAAGGTGCACTCAGGCATGGATGTCGGGCCGGGCGGATCGTATGCCGTGATGTCATCTGTTAGGTGCTGCCAGTGATTGTATGTGCTGTTCATAGCATTCATCCGCCTTTCATCTTCTGCCCAGGCTACGTTCTGCGCTATGGCATCCATGCGCTCGTCTGCCAGCTCGTGATTCCCCGCAAGGCTTATGCGGCCTGACCACGTTACACTATTGCCCTCATCTGCCAAGTGTTCGCGGGCGGCTTGCCATTCTTCGCGGGTGTATGCCCTAACTGATCCGTTCTTTGTGTTGACATACCCCTCAGCAGGGTCTTCGAAAAATATATAAGGGAACCCGTAAGTTCCTCCCCATTTGCTCACATTATTAGCCTAACCACTTTAAAGACATCTCCGAACCTCCCTCTCCGCCATTGTCCATTCGAACCCCGCGTCTCCATATACCAACGCTTAGCCGCCCCCGTTCCGTCCATACCCCTAAGCCCCGCCATTGCTGAACGAATCGCGCACGCTTTGCGCCAGGCTTTCCATGCGTGGGTGTAGTTCTTTCTTGCTTGTTGGATTGTCATATCATCTCTCCCGTTTGTTAATCGACACCAGAATCGTAACCCTAAACCTACCCGTATGGTAAATACCGATTTGGACTTAGCCGCTGCGTTTTATAGCGGATGGTTATATCAGAATGGATTTGCACCCTCGCCATTCGCTTTGTGCCACTGGCGATGACACATTGAACATAGCCATGTAACCGTTAAGGGCCGGTCATAGTCGTTGTGGTGCCCTTCGATTCTACACTCGCTTTTTGCGCAAGATGAGCAATTGTCTGGCTTTGACAGATTGCCGTCACGAACTGCATTGCTTACACAATTAGCAACCCAGACTTTCTTTTTATTGGAGTCTGACCATTTAGCTTTTTGCTTTGTTTGCGGACTTTATTCCAGCTTCTGTTTGCAAGTAATCATGCCTGGCCTTTACTCTGCACGGTTTGTTTGACCTTGCGCTATCATAAGCGCGGTATTGCTCAATTTTTGCCGCCCTGTTTTCTCTAACGTCACGCTTGTTACACTCCTTGCATTTATTCACGTGCCCGTCAGGCATTTGAGGGTGCTTATAAAAAGCGGAAAGGCTCCTAACCTCTCCGCATTTAAAACATTGCTTTTCGATTTCCATCTGACCCGTCCTTTAATTAACGTCCCGGACTAGGCTACCACTTAACGTGGTAATTAAAAAGGACTTAACTAAAAGGTATGTCATCCTCGAAGTCGTCAATCGGCTCAGCCCCGGATGCCTGTGCCTGTACAGGCGCCTGGGCTGGTGGCGTCTGCGTTGGCGCTGCCTTCGCGCTGTCGTCCTTCTTGCCGATCAGGTCCACGCTATTGCAGCGCAGCTTCAGATACGTCTTACCACTCGTTGCCTCAAAAGTTGATAGCTCTCCGGACACTGCTACCTGCTGACCCTTGACTAGATACCCAGGCAGCGCGCTTTCTGCCTGCTTTCCCCATAGAGCGCAGTCCAGCCAGATAGTTTGCGCCTTGTCGCCAAAGCCTGCCTTTGCCGCTACGCTGAAGTTGCAGACTGTTGTGGTGTTGACCTGTTTCACTTCGGCGTCTTGGCCCAGGTTTCCTGTTACTGTGAAAACATTCATTACATTTCCTCGCTTTCGTCGTCTGAGTTGTTGATCTCAACTGGTGCCGCTTCTTCTAGCTGTGACAGTTGCTCTGCTGTTAGTTGCCCTGTTTTCTGACACTGCGCGATCACCTGCTGAAGCGTCATTTCTCCGGCCTGCATCTTCTTGCCCATCACTGGCAGAGCTTTCCCGAACTTGTCTGCTGGGTAGACTTCCTCCTTCACCGTTAGCATCGGGATATGGGTCGGCTTGCGGGTAGCTCTGTTCTCAGCCACGATAAACGTCATGCCCCTGTCAGGGATGTCAGACAGTGCCCGAATACGGATGCCGCCGACTGGTTTGCCTGCCCACTTAACCTCTGGGTCAACATAAACCTGGACGTACTTGCCGATCCAATTCGAGCTGTCACGCCGCCATGCTTCAACGAGCATGCGCAACATACCTTTGCTGGGCTTCCATGGCTTGCCGTGATCACCTTCGAAGTGTACCCAGATTGGCTGCTCGGAGCCCGGCTCCTTTACGGTTACGCTGGTGATCTTCAGGATTGGTTCAACGCCTACGATGTCCAGCGTGTTTAATTGATCGGACTTGGCTTCGGTTGCGAACGATACATCACTCATTAGTAAATACCTCCATCTTCTAGTGCGTTTTCAATCTGTGCCAACCGATACCCTGGCAGGCTGATAATCTCAGGCGCATCACAAGGCAGTGAAGGCCACACGCCGGTGTATTCACAATTTGCGAACGTGTCCAGCGCCTCGCGGTACTTGCGCCGCCCTTCGTTCAGCGTCGTGTCACAGGGCTGGTATAGCTTGTGCCCGTGGGGCATGGCTTCCTCTACCGCTGCAAACTCGAACTGTGCCTGCTCACCTGTTGCCCATTCAAAAGCGTCGACATACAAGGCAGCCGACAGGTCATAGCCGTAGTTGTCAATGGCGCGGCTGAACGGATCTGGCCTGGCGTCCTGTGTTTTCTTCACGTCTACGATGGTGCCGTCAGTTAATAACAAGTCATACCGTACACGGATCAGAACGTCGGTATCGGGGTCACGCACGAACAGGGACAGCTCTCGCCAGCCTTCGCCGTTTAGGCGTGACTGCATAAGGTGATTCGATAGAATGGCTTCCTGCATTCCAATCACGTTGTCAGCTTCGCCGGCAGTCAGCACAACTTCTGTGCCATGCGTCTTTACGGCCTGCTTGTATTCACTGGCGCGTCGGTCTTTTACTTCACGCAATAGCACGTAATCAGCGGCGAATCTGTCAGGCTCTAATAGTGCTGTGTGAATTGCGGTACCCAAAGTCATTGCACGGCTTGGCTCTTTTGCTGCCTGGATTTAAAATGGGCAGGGCTGCGCAGTACGGCTTTTAATCCTGTGCTGCTAATGCCCTCGGGGTGGCTGTGGTATGCGTCGTTTGGCATATTGGCGATGAAGCACGGCGGTGTGATCTCCATGCCTTCTGTGTATTCGATTGGGGTGATGTTCATTTCTCTCTCCTTTATTGACGTTATGCACCGAACTATATAGACTGTATTGCATAACGTCAACACTAGGAGCGAAAATTTGTGGACATGCTAGATCAGATAAAGAAACGGTTAGAAGGAAAGAACCTTTCAGAAGTAGCCAGGCGCGCAGATATGGCTTATGGCACTGTGCATTCGCTGGCAACCGGGAAGAGTGACGACATTTTCGTAAGCACTCATCAGCGGTTGTCAAAGGTTCTGGACGGCTTGGAGGTCGACAAGTGAAACTACGCCCTTATCAAGAAGACCTAATCGACAAGACGCGGCAGGCTTTACGCCGAAACAAGCGCGTATTAATGCAAGCCCCAACCGGGGCAGGCAAGACAGCCATTACCGTCTACATGATGAGCCGAGCTGCGGATGCCGGGAAGACAAGTGTTATGGCTGTACACCAAAACGAGCTATTGACGCAGACCAGCAAGGCCCTATGGGCTGGCAAATTGGAACACGGCATGATTGCCAGCGGGCGGACTCGCAGTTACTTGGCCGCTCAAGTTGCCAGTGTGCAGACCTGGGTGCGGCGCATGGGTCAATACTCGGAGCCTGACCTGATTATCATTGATGAGTGCCACCGCAGCGCGGCCAGCACTTACCAAAAGATTCTTGAGGAATACCCAAACGCCATGGTTATAGGCTTGACCGCTACCCCATCACGCACAGATGGAAAGGGGCTTGACGGAACCTATCAGGAGTTGGTTCAAGGGCCAACAATACGCCAGTTAATTGACGCGGGCTATCTGTGCGACTATGAGATATTTGCGCCGCCGTCTCCGCTTGATCTGTCTGAAGTAAAAACCAAGATGGGTGACTATGATAAAAAGCAACTGGAGCATGAAGTAGACAAGCCGACCATCACAGGCGATGCCGTTGATACATACAAGAAACATGCCAGTGGAAAGCGGTCAGCTGTCATGTGCGTTTCGATTCGGCATGCTGAGCACGTTAGAGATAGTTATCTTGCTGCCGGTATTCCCGCTGAAATGCTTGAAGGAAAGATGACCAACAAAGAGCGAGAGAATGTTATAAACCGGCTGCGATCTGGGGATACTCTTATCGTTACTGCCGTTAATTTGCTCATCGAGGGGTTAGACGTGCCCTGTCTTGAAGTTATTCAATGGCTCCGGCCAACACAGTCTTTGATAGTCTACTTACAGGGAAACGGTCGCGGCTTCCGCGCATCTGATGGTAAAGAAAAGCTAACTATTTTAGATCAGGTGGCCAATTATAAGCGCCACGGACTTCCGGACGATGACCGTGAATGGAGCTTGCAGGGCCGCAAGAAAGGACGCAAGCGCAAGGAAGACGAAGATGCAGATGTCAGTATTCAACAGTGCAAGCATTGCTTCCACATTTTCCGCCCTGGAGTTGCAGTCTGCCCGTCTTGTGGTAAGCCGGTGGAGGTTCGACAGAAGGCTGAGATCGAGGTGGTCGACGGCGAACTAGAACGAATCGACGTAACCGCAATGCGCAAACAGGCCAAACAGGAACAGGGGGGCGGCAAGGGACTTGGTGGAACTGGTGCAGCTTGGTCAACGCCGGGGGATGAAGAATGCGGCTGCCTGGGGTGCCCATGTTTTTGCAAGTAGGGCCGGGCGCAAGGCTACGGCTGATGACTTTGCACAGGCTAAGAGGGCGGTGCGATGAGCAGAACCAGGCACCACCGGAGGCAGCGTACTCAGCACATGGGGGAAGACCTTTGGAGTCGTCGCCCTTGCGCTGGGAAATCTTATAACACGTATAACAAGAGGCTGACTTGCAGGAAAGAGCGGGCGGCTAAAATGCGGGACATTAGGCGAGCAAGTAGGGAGTCAGAATGAACCCAGAAACTAAGATTATGAACACTATCCTAATGGCTCTATCAAAAGCCGGCTGCCTAGTCTTCAGAAACGAAACCGCGGGAGCCTGGGTTGGCAAGGTGCTGCACAAGGACGCCGGGCAGGTAACTCTCACTAACGCCAGCATGGTTAAATTCGGGCTCATGGTAGGGAGTGCCGACATAATTGGTATATCGCCAACCGGTAAATTTCTAGCGGTTGAAATAAAGACAAGCAAAGGACGTGCCACAAAAGAACAACTACGATTTATTGAGGCCGTGAACAACGCGGGCGGTATCGCAGGTATTGCACGCAGTGTAGACGATGCACTACTATTAATCGGCGGCTAGGAGGCATCCGAAAAGCAGCTAGTCACTGCCTGCCGCTTTTTTCTTTCCGACTCCCTTGGACTGAGGTTTCAGATGAGCAGGCCCACTAATTGGTATGCACAGCGCTATACAGAGCGCTATGCCTTCGCAGTAATCCCGATCAAACCTAAAAGCAAGCTCCCAGTAGAGAACGACTGGGGCAACAGGGCGATCACCGACCCCGAAGAATCTGAAAAATATTGGCAAGATAACCCCACTTTAAACATTGGATTGGCCCTTGGTCCGTCCAAAATGTGCAGTCTTGACATAGACTGCATGGATTCGTTCCGCATGATTGCCGAAGAGTTCGGTATTGATCTTGACAGCGAACTGGCTAAGGTGCCGACGATACAGGGTGCCGATAAAGGTATGCGGTGTATGTTTCGGGTGCCTAATCAGCCGGGCGTAATGAACTACCAGAAGATTAGCTGGCCAGCCAAGGGCGACCCAACCGGCGACATCCATAAGCAGATGATGCGCGACGCCGCTAAAGCCAAGGCGGACGACGATACTGAGCGCGAGACACAGTTACGCGAAACCGCTAAGCAGTTCAGCGCCTATACGGTCCTGGAGCTGCGAGTATCGAACGAAGGAAAGCAGCGTTACGACGTTCTACCGCCTTCGGTTCACCCCGACACCCTCAAACCTTACCGCTGGATAGTCCAGCCACCGAAGACTTTAGCCGAATGGCCTGAGCCCCCCGCGTGGCTGATGGCTATCTGGAACGCCTGGGACAGCTTTAAGCCGCAACTGGTCGACGCATGCCCATGGCTGCCAAAGGCTGCACCCCAGGCACCCAAGGCACCGAAGCAACCAGTACAACAGGGCAGCGCGATAACCGCGTTCAACGACGCGCACGACCTCCGCCTGGTGCTGGAGCAGTACGGCTATACTCGCAAGGGAAAGAGCCGTTATCTATCGCCACACACCACAACCAACCTGCCTGGCGTTGTCCTGTTTCCTGATGAGGATCGCTGCTTTATTCATCACGCCAGCGATCCGCTATGCAGTGACGACTCCGGCAAGCCTGTCAACCCCTTCGATTTGTTCGCTTATTACGAACATAACGACGACACCAGCAAGGCAGTCAAGGCCGCCTCGGAACTGCTGGGGCTGACACGTGATCGCCCGCGCAGTGAAGAGGCCAAGGCGGTCAACCCAGCCCCGGCGGCCACCGCTGCTGAGACGCTCCCGCCATCGCGCCCGTTCCGGTGCCTGGGCTATCAAGGAAACAGTTACTTTTATCTCCCAAGGGGAACCGAACAAGTCAGCGAGATCAAACGCGGGTCACATACAAGCCCGGCTGAGCTGATGGGGATCGCGCCGCTGGAGTGGTGGGAGATGGCTTACCCTAAAGAGAAGGGCGGAACTGATTGGCTTGCAGCGTCGAACGATCTGATGCGCGGGTGCGAAAAGAGGGGCATATACAGCCAAGATCGAGAGCGAGGGAGAGGGGCATGGTACGACAAGGGCCGGGCAGTTCTGCACCTTGGTGACAGGCTGTTGATTGACGGCGAACACAACGCCATTTCAGACCATGAAAGCAACTTTATATATACCAGGCAAGCCCCGCTTGAACACGGCGCAGACTCAGAGCCTGCAACCGATGACGCGGCTATAGAGATAGCTGAGCTGTTCGAACAACTGAACTGGAGCAAGTCCATACACGCTCAGATGCTGGCCGGGTGGTGCCTGTTAGCTCCGATCTGCGGGGCACTTTCATGGAGGCCGCATATCTGGATCACCGCACAGCGGGGCGCGGGTAAGAGCTGGGTACAGGATCACGTTATCCAGCCGTTGCTTGGGCCTAGTGCCATGATGGTTCAGGGCAGCACAACGGAGGCCGGTATACGACAGAAGCTGAAAAGCGACTCGCGGCCAATCGTGTTTGATGAAGCCGATAGCGAGGACCATCGAAGCCAGACCCGGATGCAGACGGTTATAGAGCTGGCCCGGCAATCATCCAGTGACAGTACGGCTGAGATCATCAAGGGCACGGTGAACGGTAACGGCATGGCCTTCCGCATGCGTTCCATGTTCCTGCTGGGCTCCGTGAACGTCTCGCTGTCCCAGGCGGCTGACGAATCCAGGTTCTCAGTGCTTACACTAGAGACGCCGGAAAAGACAATCGAGGACAAGGAGCGTTTCGATAAGTTCGGCAAGCTAGTAGACAACACGCTGACCGCTGACGCCTGCGCGGCAATAAGGGCAAGGGCATACCGGCTCATGCCTGTTATACGCGACAACGCCAGGACGTTCGCCAGGGCCATCGCAGAGGTGCTAGGTAGTCAGAGGCTGGGGGATCAGGTGGGTACGTTGATAGCCGGAAGCTGTGCGTACTACAGAAGCGACAGGATTGAGCTAGAGGACGCCCGGAAGTGGGTTGAGGGTATGGACTTTTCGGACGCAAAAGAAGCCGAACAGGTCAGCGATGAAGAGAGTTGTTTGCAGCGGATATTGCAAAGTCAGGTTCGTTTTGACGGTGATCGTGGGAGCCTACAGCGGTCGGTTGGTGAAGTAATTGATGCTGCCAGTGGCGAGGAAGTCATCCCTGGAATCATGCAATCACAGGCAAATGAGGTGCTGAAACGGTACGGATTGTCGGTCGATGGGACCGTCTTAGCAGTAGCAAATAAGCATGCGGAGTTGGAAAAATTGCTGGCAGGGACTCCTTGGGGTGCTGGTTGGCGTCGCATTTTGGGGCGCATCGAGGGGGCGGAGACTTCATCACTCCCGGTCAGATTTGCGGGAACAAGAAGCCGTGCTATTCGCATACCATTGTCATTTATGGGCTAAAAACCGGGTTTGCCGGTACGTTAGCTTGCTACTGTTCCGCCCTGTGACGCCTAGCGTTCCGGGGTTTTCTTTTATATATCATGGGTTTACACCAGCCGGTACGTTTGACACGGTACACGGCACACAACAGAGCCAACCCCCATGAAAATAAAAAGTGATAAAAATTTATGACTTTTATAGACACTGTTCTATACATATCTTTTGAAATTGTATGTTATATGTACCGTTTGTGTTAAGCCTTAGTCTCGCAAGGGCTACAGCCGGCACACTAGGTTTTTCAAAGTGTGCCAATGATACCGGGCAAAAATCAGCCGCCCTTATTCCAAAACGGTATAGGACAAGCCGAGCGATACGCTGTAATGTCACAGCCACAACAACGCAACGGAGAGATGAGATGACCCACAACAGGAACAAGCCAGCAACGCCAACGCCAGACGGGCGCACAGGACTCACAAAGCACGAAACAGCATCGCTTAAGATCCTATGCAGCCTGCTGACAGTCCGAGGCTATGCGTCGGATGATGATTTGACCACACACGCTTGCCAGATCGCTGACCTTTGGTTTGATAAATTGGAGGTGTGGGATGAGGAACAGGCAACTGCGCCATCCGGGGCCACACAAGAACAACGGGAGCGGGAAAATGTTATCGACGCGGCACTTCGAATACTGGTGCATAAGGACGCAATAACAGTACCGACAGCATGGGCTGTAAAGCTCTATGACGCCGGCATGTTGCGCAAGAAGGGTGATTAACATGACAAGATGGCGCAGCGATGGAAGGAAACTTTACGCGACACTGGGCAGCATTGAGGTGTCGTCTGAGCTTCCGGTGCGGGGGCAATACACCGATGCCAGGATGTGGCTGGGACTGTTCAGGCTGGAGATCATTTATCTGACTGTGCGACTGGATATTGAAGGTTATAAGAACGGCGTTTGATATTCCTACAAAGTCTTTCACGTGTTCATCGTGGGTTGTTATAGTTACTACATCAGCAGCAACAACCACAACGGAGAAGACGAGATGAACACAACATTTGACACAGGCAACAACGAGCAGATCAGCACCGGCATTTACAAGAACAACGATGGCACCTACACCGCCATGACGTTCACCAAAAGCAAAAACTTCAAAACTCTGAAAGGCGCACAAAAATGGATGAGCCGGTAATCAAATGTAAATGCGGTCAAGAAAAGACCGCTTTCCACTGTTGTGATTGTTACCCCAAGTTGTGCAAGTGTATACTGGAGGCAACAAAATGAAATGGATCACCAACAACATCCTATGGCTCATGCTCTCATTCGTGATACTAGGAGCCGCTCTGAGCATCAGCAACGCACAGGCAGAGACAAGCATACACGCAGGCGCACTTAGCTATCACGTAGTCACAGGCCATAAAGTGGACTACAACAGCAATCACAAACTTCTAGCTGTAGAACATAACGGTTTTCTCGTTGGCCGCTTTAGCAACTCATACGACCGCACGACAACGGTTGCGGCTTACGGCTGGAGCAAGCAGTGGGGCAATTGGCGCGGGGCTGTGTATGCGGGCGCGGTTAGGGGCTACCGTAGTTGCTTCGGTGATAACGGCGATAAGGCCGTGGTCTGTCCGGTTGCGTTCCCGTCTTTGCATTACACAAAATATAGGGTGCAGCCTGGCGTATTGGTTATGGGGGAAGCAGTGGCGTTCACGGTGAAAATTAGGTTATAATGTCAGTGCGGATAGGCTCATTACCGAACCCCAGTTAGTCGCTGGCTTCCGCTTTTTCTTCAGACTATCCTTTGACTGAGGCATATCGAGTGAAAGACATTATCCAGACAACCGAATACAAAACCTGCTCAAAGTGTGAGACGGTTAAGGAGTCTATTGAGTTTTATAAGCATGGAAGCTCAAAGGATGGACTGAACGGACAGTGTAAAAAATGTTTGGCAAATCGGAAAAAGAAATATTACCAAGAAAATCGTGAAAAGTTTCTTGAGATTCGGAAGCAATACCGAAATGAAAACCCTAAAAAGATCAAAAATCATAGGCAGGAGTACTACAAAGAAAACCGGGAAGATTTGATAGAGTATCAAAAGCAATACCGTCAGGAAAATTCTAAAAAAATTAAATATATGGCGCGGCAATACCGACATAAAAATCATGAGTATTTGCTGGAGTTGGAACGAAAATACCGCAAAACAGAAGCAGGCAAGGCTGTCAGCTTAAAAAGTTCTCACAAGCGCCGGGCATTACAGGCAGGCGCAACCATTAAAGACTTTACGGCCCAAGAAGTATTCATTCGTGACCGTTACACCTGCCAAACTTGCGGCATAAAGACAAGGCCAGACTACAAAAATCCAAACCACCTGAAGCGCCCAAACTTAGACCACATTATTCCACTGTCCATGGGCGGCGAACATTCAAGGGAAAACACTCAGTGTCTTTGCCACAAGTGCAATATGGAGAAAGGCAATCGACACGCTAACGATCAAATGCTTTTAATTGGCTAGTGCTATGGCTGCAGAATCGGTTGCCGTATCAATACGTATCAAGCTATAATTGACACAACACGGCCCCAATCTTTCTAACGACTGCTGAGGGGTTTTAATTAGGCAGCAGACGTGCTGCAAGTCCTCCCGGCCTCTTTGCTTGCATACGCCGGATGGGCGACCCAAGTTTTCAGCCGGCCACTGGCAACATAAGTGGATGCGCTTTCTGGATACGCGCAATTGCAAACCAGACTTTGCCCTCCTAGTGAGGGTTTTTTTATGCTATAATGAACGGGCGGCAGCGGTTTGCAAACCGTGATAGAGATGAACGCCTATCAGCCGCATCCTTCAGTTCCCTTGGTTCAAAGGTGTATAGCATGAGCGGAAAACTCCCCACTACAAGAATCGAAGCCAAGAGATTGGGCAATAAACTGTATTTTACTGGCAATGAATGTAGTCGAGGCGGTGTTTCAGAAAGGCTCACTTCGTGCGCAATGTGCCAGTGTGATGATTGCAAGAATGCTTCCAAGGACGCCAAAAAACTACGCCCAAAGAAACTAAAAACCGAAGCTCAAATGGCGCGCGCAAGGCTTTATTCAAAGCAGTATCACGCGGAAAATAGGGCTGTAATATTACCGCAAATGAAAGAGAGGAATCGGGCCTATTATTTGAACAATTTGGATAAAGTTAAAACCCAAGTATTGAAATATCAGGCCAATAACTCCGAAGCGAGAACGGCCTATAAAAACAAATGGGCAGCACAGAAAGCCTCAAAAGACCCTATTTACAGAATGCAGGTTGCCTCAAGGCGAATGGTTCACCGAGCGCTAGGCGTGGCAGGCCAAAAGAAGTACAAGAGAACAAAAGATTATCTTGACTACACGTCGTCGGATCTTGTGTCGCACCTTGAGAGACAATTCCTAGATGGCATGAGCTGGGAAAACTACGGAAGCTGGCACATAGACCATATAACATCAGTGGCTGAGCTTGCGCACAACGGGGAAATTACTCCAAGGATCGTGAACTGCCTATCAAACTTGCGCCCAATATGGTCCGAAGAAAACATTCGGAAGGGCAGATATAAAGAGTTCCTCATTTAATGGTATACTGGAAGCATGAATAAAAGACCAAACGGTAGGCCCACTAAATACACCCCGGAGATGCAGGCTCAGGCAGAAGAGTACCTTGAGACTTATGCTGATCTTGGTGATGTCGTGCCTACATTCGTCGGCCTTGCCATTCATTTGGACGTTGCAACAAAGACAATTTACAACTGGGCAACAGAAGAAAATCCCAACTTTTTACGCATCTTTACGCGCGTAGAGCAGATGCAGCACCGGGGACTGGTCAACGGGGGCCTTTCTGGGGGGTTTAATCCGGCTATCACTAAGATGATGATGACCAAGCACGGCTATGACGAAAAAGCCAAGCCAGACGAAGCCCCAGACTTAGCAGCAGCCCTCGCACTAATAGCCGCCAAACTCCCCGGATGAGCATCCTGTTGGATCGGCAGTTAGAGCGCTGGTATGGGCTGATAGACATAGACGTTCAGGTCAGGCTGTCAGAAGCGGTTGGCAATGGCGTCCGGTTTCCAGTAGTCCCTGCCGGTAGACGCTCAGGCAAGACAGAGCGGGCCAAGCGATTCGTCGCAAAGCAGGCCATGAAGAACGCCGATCAGAAATACTTCCTCGCAGCCCCCACGCAAGACCAAGCCAAGAAGATATGGTTTGACGATATGTGCGCACTTACACTGTCCAGCACACACAGCCGAGCGCCAAGGGTTAGCCCACAGCCCGTTATCTATATGCCGAACGGCACAGAGATCCATATTATAGGACTGGACAAGCCGCAGCGGATCGAGGGCATCAACTGGACGGGCGGGGTCATTGATGAGATCGCAGACCTCAAGGAAACGGCGCTTGAAGCTAACATAATGCCAGCGCTGAACACAGTAGACCCCCGCCGCCCTGACTATCGGGCATGGTGTTGGTTCATCGGCGTGCCTGATGGCCTGAACCACTATTACAGAATGGCCCAATACGCTGAAACATCAGGGGATAGAGATTGGGAGCTTTTCCACTGGAAATCTGAGGAAATATTACCGCCGGACGTGATCGAAGCAGCAAAACGCACAATGAGCCTGAAGCAATACAATCAGGAATATTGTGCCAGCTTTGAAACGGCGATGGGCCGGATATATGAAGACTACAGCAAGGCCAACTACACGGACGCTGCCATAGAGCCGCATGAACAGTTAATGTGGATGCACGATCAGAACTATACGCCCCTATCGTCGGCCATCGGTGTGAGGCGCAAAGAAGGGCTTTATCTCCTAGACGAAATCGTCTTGACCTCTGCCGTGAGCAAGCAATCCGCTACTGAGTTTGTCGAGCGCTACAAAGACCACAAGAACAAACACGTTTTGATATATGGAGACCCCTCTGGACGGGCCGGAGAAAAGCACGGGCACGCATCAGACTACACAGACATCGAAGGGGTGTTGAAAGATAACGGCTGGACTTATAGCCGCAGAGTTAAGAAGGCTCACCCGGCGATCAAGGACAGACAGAACGCGGTACGCACTAAGATTTGCACGGCTAGTGATGAGCATTCGTTATTCGTAAACCCCAACACGGCGAAGTGGTGCCATGAAGGGCTGGCAACTGTTCAGCTAAAGAAAGGCTCCACATTTCAGGAAGACCAGAAGAACGATTATCAGCACATCACAACGGCGATTGGCTATTGCGTAGACTATGAATGGCCTGTCGAGCAAGCTGTCGAATCCTTCAAAATTACGTTTGCCCATTAAAGTGCGGTATCATGAACTCATATATTTATCAAAGGCTGGCCTAGATGAGCGTCACTAACCTAAATCCAGAATATCAGGCAGTTGTTGACGATTGGCTGCTTGTTAACGATTGCGTAAACGGTGAGCGGAAGGTTAAAAGCAAAAAGCAGAGATACCTACCGAAGCCCAACGCTGGTGATAAGTCACAGGAAAACGAAGACCGATACACCAGCTACATGGCCCGCGCTCAATTCGTAAACTTCACGGCAAGAACCAAGCGGGCGCTGGTTGGCTCAGTATTCCGTAAGAAGCCCATTGTCGAGCTACCTAATGCGCTTGAATATCTGCGAGAAGACGCAAGCCGAAGCGGAATTAAGCTGGACAATCTGATCAAGCTATCGGTCGGCAGCGTGCTGGAGAATGGCCGCGCCGGGCTGCTGGCAGACTATCCGCAAGCCGAGGAAGGTCTGACGCTTGCCGAGACTATGCGAAACCGCGCCTATGTTATCCACTACAGCGCAACCAAAATCATCAACTGGCACGTAAACCAGGGCGGAGTACTGGATCTTGTCGTGTTGCAGGAACAGGAAGAAGTGCAGCAAGGCACGGCGTTCAACTATGTGATCGAGCCTCGATACCGCGTATTGCTGCTACTGGATGGAGTGTATCAGCAGCACTATTACGATGAAGGCGGCGTCTTGGTATGGGCAGCCACCCCGACAGACTCAAAGGGCCAGCCCTTCTCAGAGATCCCTTGGTCATGGCTTGGCTCTGAAGACAATGACGAGAGCTTAGATGTTCCGCCGCTTCTGGACATTGCCAACATCAACGTCGGCCACTATCGGAACTCGGCAGATTACGAAGAGTCCAGTTTCCTGGCAGGCCAGCCGATGCTGCACATCGACATCGGTGAGACTAGCCCTGACCTTTGGAAAGAAGAGAACCCGAACGGCGTACTGGTGGGCTCGAAGCGAGGCATTATCACCAGGGGCGGCAAGATGGAGCTGGTTCAAGCAGAGCCCAACAACCTGCCCAACGAGGCCATGAAGCGCAAAGAAGAACAAATGGTGGCCATCGGTGCCCGCATCATTCAAGACAGCACAGGCGTCGAAACAGCAGAGGCCGCACGCATCCGTCACAGTGGCGAAACATCCGTGCTGATCAGCATTGTGGAAAACAACGAAGCAGGCTATGAACGCGTTCTGAAGTTCTGTGCAAGGTTCATGGGTGCCGACGAGGAAGCCATCGACGTTGGCCTGAACCGCGACTTCTTCGACAGCAAGCTGACCCCGCAGGAAATCATGGCAATCATCCAGCTTGGTGATACGCAGCTAATCGCACCATCTGACCAGCGGACTATGATGCGCAGCGGGCGGCTGGAACTGGACAGCGAGAGGACTGACGAGGATATTGACGCTGAAGTTGTGGACAAGCCGCCGCTATGAGCGCCAACGCCTTCCTAGTAGACGCCCAACTCCGCCATCAGATCATGATTCAGCGCCTCTCCGGTGGCATCTGGAAAGACGTTGACCCTGTGCTTCAGAGGATGCGTGACTCTATCGTGGCCAGGCTGGCGTCAGAGCCGACTGACTTCCAGATCACCCGACTCAACATGCTGATGGCCGACGTTAACGGCATGTTGAAAGCCTCGCTTGGGGAATTCAGCGGTCAGCTACAGCTAGGGCTTGAGGAATTCGCTGAATACGAGACGGGATTTCAGGGCAGGATGCTCGGGGGCGTGATCAACGTGGAAACGGTGTTGCCGCCTGTTGAGCAAGTGGTCGCTGCATTCACTGCTGAGCCTGCTGGCATTATTACAGGCGACAGAGTGGACAGGCTGACTATCCCGCAGATGATGAGCCAGTTCAGCGACAAGAAAAAGCAAAGAGATCATGAATATAGTCAGGGCCGGCTTCATTGAGGGCCAGACCACTGATCAGATAGCACGCCAGGTGAGTAGCCGAGTCACGAAGCGCACCAGGGCGCAGGCTAGAGCGCTTGTCAGGACGGCAACGAACCACGCCGCAAGCGTCGCAAGAAGCAAGACCATGCAGGCCAATGCCGACGTGCTGGAAGGCGAGGAATGGATCTCAACGCTTGACAGCAATACAACGCAGACGTGTTTTGGTTTGTCGGGAAACATATACCCGGTTGGCGTCGGACCTACCGCGCCCAGGCACTGGAATTGCTTATCTGGCGACACTCTTGTATCTACCTGTAGTTCTGTCTCGAACATTTATAAACGGCGGTATAAAGGCACTATGGTCAATATCACGACTAAGGCCGGACGCTCCCTCAAGATCACCCCAAATCACCCAGTATTGACGCTCAGAGGATGGGTTCCTGCTGGCGAGATCAACCGTGCTGATAAGCTGATCCCAGTCGATGCCGTCAACGTAGACATGGGTAAACATTATAAAGACAGTGTTGAAGCCACGTTCAGCGATTTGTTTAGTGCGTTCAATGTATCTGTTGATTCTTCCCTTGTCAGAAATAGCCCAACCTCCGCCGAAGACTTCCACGGCGACAGATCCGCTGACAGCGAAGTCGAGGTTATATCGGTCGACCGCTTTGCCCGGGAAAACGTGAGCAAAGTTCTTTTCAAGAACATCCAGAACACGGGGCTCATATCTGGATCTATTGCTAATCTTGCCCTCCATAGTTTTGGCTCTTCGGTAAAGCGTCGTCATGCTTTTCTTGCTGCCACGGGTAGCGTCATGAGCTTTCTTAGTAAGCCTGGCGACCTCATCAGGACTGGCGTTAGCCATACGGCAGAACTGTTGTTCGGATTTGTTTCTAAGCTGGCCTCTGGCTTTTTCTGAGGAACGTCACAATCGGATTAGCGGAACAATTGAGGCCCAAGTGCCTATGGATTCCGGCCGCACCAATACCGCTATCATAGGCAGCAAGGATGTCGACCTTCTCCGATTCAGTAAAATGGACGGCTTGAACGGTGGTTGTGGGGATTCCATTGGCCTCAATTATTCTATTGACCGGCTTGTAGCCGACTCCGAGTTGTTTAGCAATCCTGCTTATTCCCCAGTTTTCGACCGTTCTAAGGCGGATTATGTTGTTGATTTGTTCTTCAGTGAAGTTGACTGCCATGTTTATAACCTCGAAAATGATGATAATTGGTATGCGTCGAACGGCATTATAACACACAATTGCCGCTCTCTGCGCGTTGCAAAGGTCAAACCAGAGTTCAGCCTGTTCAAGGGAGGCTCCACAAGGCCCGCTATTGGGTCTGATGGCGTTGAGCAGATAAGCACACGCAAGACCTTTGGCGGATGGCTCAGGGATCAGCCTGCTAGCTTTCAAGATGAGTTTTTTGGCAAGTTCTCCGGCGGTGCGACCAAGCGAAAGCTATTCAATCAAGGGCGGCTTGATCCGCAACAGTTTATAGACCCGAACGGGGTGGCGCTGTCACTGGAGGAATTGCGCAGGCTAGAGCCACAGGCATTTGAACGCGCCGGGTTATAGCTAAACGGTATAAGACAACGGGCCTGCATTAGCTTATGGTTAGTGCAGGTTTTTTATTGGGAGAAAACGTATGATGAAATTGTCTGTATCAAAAGGAATGCCTGAAACCTTTGACGAGGCAGGGTATGAGGCTTTGGAGTATTGGGAAGTTCCTAGCCAGTCCGCCGCTGCCAAAAGAAATGATGCAAAACCAAATCAAACCCCAACCATGACGGTAATAATTAACGGTGAAGAGCACCAACGGACTATAAAAGGATACGTTGATGGCCTACCCTATCCTGAGACTTTTGACGATGAGTTTTATCACAGGGTCATGAGCAGCGTAGTGCCGACAATCGTTAAATCAAAGTAACCGATCAAGCCCAGGCAGCGGTGGCGCTAATAACACTGTCAGCCAGAGCCCTTGCGTCTCCTTAGAATTGTACCAGCAGGGGTGATCTGGACGGAGAAGCTACGAGACGGCTAGACCCGCGCTGTATACGCGGGCATTAATTCTAACCAAAAGGTAAATTTTATGGATAACCAGCACAGAAAAAATCAAAGGGTATCGAGAGCTTAGCCAACCCGAAATC